GATCTTAACCATTCCCCGTTTCTTAGTCGCCCCGCTGTGCGATGATGGAACTCTCTGAAAGGAGAATACCGTCATGGCGAATACAGCTGCCTATTACGGTTTTCAGCAATACTTCGGAGGAGCAGGTGGCGCGCCGACGTTCGCTCAGTCAACCCGTCGCATCGCTTCTTCTGCTTCAACGGCAATCTACTCTGGCGATCCGGTAACCCCCGTCGCTGGTACAGGTGCCGCAACTGGCTACATCGTGTCTGCTGCTAACGGCGCTACGCCAATCGCAGGTATCTTTGTTGGCTGCAAATATCTTAGCACGGCTCTCGGCCGCGTTGTGTGGTCGCCCTATTGGCCCGGTTCGGGTGCAACGGGTGACGTCGAAGCTTATGTCATCGACGATCCGAATGCTCGTTTCGTTGTTCAGACCAGCTTCGCAGGCGCTCCGATGACGGGCACAGCGACCACGATGACCTCGGGCATCATTGGTCAATATGCAACGTTCAATCGTGGCACGGGTTCGAGAGCTACCGGCCGTATGGGCGCATACCTCGACAACGTCAGCACGACGATCACCTCTCCGTTTATCGTTGTTGATTATGCCATCAGCTTCGGCAATGGCGGCGATCCGACAACGCAGTACTGCAACGTTATCGTTGGCTTCAACAATGAAGTCTGGCGCACTAACGGTGCTGGCCCTGCTAGCATCAACGCTTAAGGAGTAGACTTCAATGGCTGTTAATCTCTCACAGATTAAAGACCTTCTGCTCCCCGGACTTCGCGGCGTTGAAGGCAAGTATGAGATGATCCCATCTCAGTACGACAAAATCTTCACCAAGCATGACTCGAAGATGGCTCTCGAGCGTACCGCTGAAATGCGCTACCTCGGCCTCGCGCAGCTCAAGACCGAAGGTGGTCAGACTGCATTCGATTCAGGCGCAGGTGAGCGTTTCGTCTATAACCAAGAGCATACTGAAATTGCTCTCGGCTACGCGATCACCCGCAAGGCGATCGATGACAACCTCTACAAGACCCAGTTCCAGCCTTCGAACCTTGGTTTGATTGAATCATTTCAACAGACAAAGGAAATCTACGGCGCAAACATTCTCAACACGGCAACAACCTACAATGCAGCAGTTGGCGGTGACGGCGTTGCACTTTGCGCGACGAACCATCCGATCGACGGCAGCACGGTTGCAAACAAGCCTTCAACCGATGTTGATCTTAACGAAGCAACCTTGCTGAATGCGATGATCGCAGTCCGCACGAACTTCAAAGATCAAGCAGGCTTGAAAGTGTTTGCACGCGCTCGCAAGCTTGTTGTTCCGCCGCAGCTTGAGCCTGTTGCAATCCGTCTCACGAAGACTGAATTGCGTCCGGGTACTGCAGACAACGACGTCAATGCGATTTTGACCACGGCCGGGGGCTTGCCCGAAGGTTACATGGTCAACGATTTCTTGACCTCTGCGTATGCATGGTTCTTGCTGACCAACATCGATGGCCTTTCCTATATGGAACGCATTCGCTTCGAAACAGATATGCAAGTCGATTTCGTGACAGACAATCTTCTTGTAAAAGGTTACGAGCGTTATTCGTTTGGCTACTATAACTGGCGTTCGATCTACGGCTCGTTCCCGACCTCGTAAGGAGTATCCCACATGGGTAGCACGGTATTTACAGGCCCCGTTCTCGCGGGCAACGTGCTCAACTCAGACGGCTCCGGCGCACTTGCCGGGGTCGGTGGGTCGAGCGGGACGCAAAATGTTGGCTTCTGCACTATGTCGCAGGTAGACAGCATTACGCAGTCCTCAACTGCGGCTGCCACGGATATTGTGATCCCGGCTCAAAGCCAGATCATCGACATTCGTGTCGCTGTTACTACGGGGTGGTCAGGCGGCACTCTTTCGATTGGTACAACTTCCACCAACTCGAATGAGCTCGCTTCCGCCATCGCTGCTGCAAGCTTGGTTCAAGGCATGTACATTGTTCCTGTTACATCTTTGATCGCAGCTTGGAACAACACCAGCAGCACGCAGGACGTGCAGATTTACGTTAAGTCAAGCGCAGGCACCGCAGGCGTCGGCAAATTGATCGTAACGTATCTGCAGGGCATCAACGGCTTTACCAACGGCCAGTACACTTAATAGGAGCCTCTCATGAAGGGTCGTAAAACGGGCGGCGTAGTCGCCAATGATAAGGCACCGAGCGATGTGTATGCTGGTGCAGGTTCAAATGTTGTCAAGGAAGCCAAAGAGCGCAAGCACGGCGGCAAGGCAAAGAAAAGCGTAGCGATGCACGGCCATAAGGCTCATCACCGCGCCGATCGCGCCCCTCGTAAGTCGGGCGGCCGCGCAGGTTCAAACATGAACCCGCTTTCTTCGGCACATGCAGGTACGGCCCCCAAAGGCCGCAACATGCAGATGAAC